ATCTATACTAGTAGATGCAATTAAAATCGATATTAAAAGGAGATAAAACAAAATGACTAGAAAACAAAGATGTGCAATAGCAATACAAGGTCAAATAGACGAAGTAAACAGAAAGCTAAAAGAGATGGGGAGTAAGTAATGGTAAATACTAAAGCTGTAATAGATTACTTAAATAGACAAGAGGCTGTAAGAGAGGGTAGAGTACTATCAACAATGCTTGAAAGTGGGAATGTAGTTTATTACACAGATGGTAAGATGGAGTTTCAAGAGTCAGCAAGTGATGGTGAGTTAGCAGAGGCACAAAGATATATAAATAATTATATAGAGGAGTAAGTAAGATGACTATAGAGCAGTATGTAGAGCTAAGCTCAAATAGATTTATTAAAGAGATGAATAAAAGACAGTTATTATTAATATGCAATAGTACTGGAATAGATGTAACTAAGAGATAAGGGATTAAAATATTATGGTAGGTAAAACACTAACACCAATGCAATTAAAGTTCTGTAAGAATGTAGGTCTAAAAGATATGACTTATTCAGATGCTTATAGGAACAGTTACAACACAGAAAACTATAAAGCAGAGTCAGTTAATGTAAAGGCAAGTGAGTTAATGTCTCATGTTCACATACTGGTAAGGGTTGAAGAATACAGGGAACAAAGAAGACAGGCTATACTAAAAGAAGAAGTATACGGCTATAAGGAACACATGAAAGAGTTAGACAATATTAAAGGTCTAGCACTAACACCAGCAGGAGATAATGGCAAGGTAGAGATATCAACAGCAGGTAGAATGGTAGAGTTAAAAGGTAAAGTATCAGAATTATACAACTTCACTACTAAGCAAGAGTTAATTAATATCCCAGTAATGCCAGTAGTTAAAGTAGACGGTGAAGAGTTAGAGTTTAAAGTAGGTAAGAGGGTAGAGTAATGAAGTGTAACACTTTTCCAAATATAGAGCTAGAAACAGCCTTTAGCAGATGGTTAACAGCTAGTTATATGTATTATATTATGAATGCTGATTATTCGCCTATGACTGATTGTCAATATGATTCACTAGCAAAAGAGCTATTAAATAACTGGGATAAGCTAGAACATCAACACAAACACCTTGTAAGCAAAGATGATTTATCAGCTGGGACTCTATTCATGCTAAATAAAGAAGACTACCCTAGAATAGTTGTAAATATCGCTAATGACTTAGAAAGAACGAAAGGACAGGCTTATAATGCTTGAGATTCCTAAAATACTAGACATAGCACCAAAGATGCGACCGTTATTAACAGAGTTTAATGACCACGATTTCTTTTTGTTCCATGGTGGTAGAGCTGGAGGTAAGACTCATGCTATTGCTAGGACTTTAATATATATCGGTGAAAAGAACACAGTCCGTATTCAATGTGGTAGAAATACCAAGTCTTCTATTAGGTCGTCAGTATACACAATCTTCTGCGATTTAATAAAAGAGTTTAGTTTAAAAGGCTGGACTATCCTTAATGATAGAATAGAGCACATAAACGGCACTCAAATCACTTTTGAAGGCTTTAGAGAGCAAGAGGTAGATAACACTAAGGGAGCTGAAAGAATAGATATACTATGGATTGACGAGGCTCAATTGATTTCAGATTATGCACTAGGTATTATCGTTCCTACTATTGTTCGTACTAAGAATGCTAAGGTTATCTTTTCAATGAATAGAAAGACTAGATACGACCCAGTATATGTAAAGCATGCACACAGGTCAGATTGTTTAACTATCAAAATAAACTATACAGACAATCCTTTTTGTTCTAAAGGTATTAAGAACGAGGCTGAGGAGTGTAGAGCTAGAGATATAGACGAGTTTAATCATATATGGGGTGGTGAGCCACTAGCACAAGATGAGAATGTTCTATTCAATACTAACGACTTAGATAGATGTAACCTTGTAGAGTTCTTTGGTGACCCATCGCCTAAATCAAGAATACTAGCCATTGATATTGCTAACGGTGGTGGAGATTTATCAGTTGCTGGTTGTTTAGATACAATAGACCCAACTAGATTTAAACTATCAACTGTTGAAAGCTGGAATGGTAAAGACCTAATGGCTACAACTGGTAGAATAGTAGAGATGGTTAGAACACATAGACCTGATTTAGTTGTTGTGGATGCTAATGGACTAGGTGAGGGAGTTTATTCAAGACTATTAGAGCTAGGAGTACATGTATATGATTTTAAAGGTAGTCATAAGACTGAATACGGTGAGTCATTAAATGCAAGAGCAGAGGCTTTTATCAAGACTAGGGATTTAATAAGCCAAGGTAGACTTAGAATAACAAACGATTTAGTATTAAAAGACCTAGAGTGTATCAAGTATAAGTTCCATTCAACTGGAGTTAAGCAGATATTAAGCAAGCAAGATATTAAAAAAGAAACTGGTAAAAGTCCTGATTTCGCTGATATGTTAAGCATGGCTTGTTACTGCCTTGACAAGGTTAGCCCAAAAGGTTATAATAATCAAATACAAACAAGTTATTAAGGAGATATAACAATGAGTGGATTTATTAAAAATGCAGTTGACCCATTTAACCTAGTTGGAACAGCTGGAGAGATTGCAGGTGATTTAGTTGGTAGTTTTACAGAGGGATTAGCAGGAGAGCCAGCACCAGTTGCAGAGGCAGAGGATAAAGACAAGATTATCCAAGATAGTTCAGACGATGCTAGAGCAAGAGCAAGAGCTAAGATTAAAAGACAACAAAACCAATCTACCTTACTAGGTGGAGCATCTAAAAAAGGTGGTTCAACATTATTAGGATAGCACAAGACAATGATAAGCAATCAATATTAGCTTTAGTTCAAGACCATTTAAAAACAGCATCTAACGGTGCTGGATTTGTCGTTGATAAGAAGAAGATAAATGATACTTATGATAATTGCTATGATAATGGGTTAATAATTGTATATGAAAAAGATGACGAGATAATCGGTGTCTTTGGTGGTTTAGTTTATAGCCCAATATATAACAATGACAACATACTACAAGAGGTTTTCTTTTGCTTTAAAGATGGTTATGGTGCTTATAGCGTTAAACTATTAAAGTACATACAGAAACACATTAAGACAGACGGTGTATTACTAGCTACTTTATCAGGATACGATAGAATAGAAAAGTTATACAATAAATTAGGGTTTAAAGAAATAGAAAGGCTTTATCTATGGAAGAAGTAAAAAGTATACTAGCATCATATAGTAGCTTAAAAACATCAAGAACTGGGCTAGAGGGTAACTGGGAAAAGGTTCAAAAGGTATTCTTACCATTATCAACAACAGTTGAAGAAGAAGACCAGTCAGCTTATAACATTAAAAGAAACGGTCAGTTTTCAACTAAGCCTGCTAAAGCATTAAGAGTTTTAACAGCTGGTTTTCATTCATATCTAACTAATCCATCAAGTGATTGGTTCGGTTTAAGAATTAAAGACCAAAAGCTAAACAAAATGGAACCAGTTAAACTATGGTTACAAGAAGTTGATACAATACTAAGAGAGTCAATCAATGGCACTAACTTCAATACACAGCAAGACGGTTTTTATAATTCATCAGGTTGTTATGGTACAAGTGTTATGTTTATTGAGGACGATGTAGAGGACGACTTTAGATTCTATAACATACCTATCAAGAATATTTACCTTGAAGAAGACTCAAAAGAGCGAATTAGTGCATTTTATATTAAATATATGTATACCTGTGGGCAAGCAGTAGATAGATTCGGTATTGATAATGTATCAGCTAGTATTAAAAAGAAATACGAAAAGAATAGTTCAGACACAGATAGGTCAGAGTTCTTACTAGTAGTTGGTAAAAGACACAAAAGAGATGAGTCAAAAGAAGATGCTTTAAATATGCCTATATATGAAAAGTGGGTAGATGTTGATAACAATCAACTAATGTCAGAGGGTGGCTATTTATCAATGCCATTTGCTTATCATAGATGGGAAAAGATAGACGGTATTGCTTACGGTAATAGCCCATGTCTAATGTCATTAAAGAATGCTACACTATTAAACTCTACACTAGAACTAGGACTAGAGGGAATGGCTAAGACAGTTAGTCCACCAGTAACAGTTCCAAGTAAGGGATATATTAGCAAGTTAAACTTTAACCCAAGGTCAATAATGACAAGAGCTCCAAATACTGGAACAGGTGAGATTGAGCAAGTAGGATTAACAACTAACTTATCAGGTGCAGATTACTACACAGAGTTCTATATTGAAAGTATCAAAGAAGATTTACACAATGATGCTATTAATGCCTTGAGTGGTATTTCTAAAAGAATGAATGATACAGAGGTTCAAGAACTAGTAGGCGAGAAGATGGCACAGTTAGGACCAGCAGTTGGTAGATTTATCGATGAGTTCCTAAATAATGTAATATCAAGATGTTTAGCTATTCTACAGTCTAAGGGTAAGCTACCACAGCCACCAGAAGAGTTAGGAGCTGATTTTCAATACAAGATTGAGTATGTATCACCTTTAGCAAAAGCCCAAAGGATTAACGAGTTTACATCTATTCAGTCAGTATATAACTTTGCAGGTCAGTTAATGCAAGCAGACCCAAGTGTTGTAGATAACTTTGATTTCGATGCTACTGTTAGACTAGTAGGTGATATTACTGGTTCAGACTTAGCAATATTCAAAAGTGAAGATCAGGTTGCAGAAATTAGAGATAATAGAGCTAAAAAACAAAAGATACAACAAGACCTTGAAAATCAAACATACGACCTAGAAACAGCTAAACAAGCAGTAGAAGTTGAGAACGAGGCTAACAATGGAAAATAAGAAACTAATAGAGGCTTGTGAGCTATTAAAGAGCTTTATGAGCCTAGACGATAGGCAATTGGCTTTTATGGCTGAGATATGTTATATTAATAAAGGTACATGGAACGGAGATGTCAACGAGGCACTTCGAGCTGAGGCTAAAAGGGAGATAGGTTTATTTCTAAAAACAATAAAAGAATGTGATGCAGAAGATTTAGCAAATCATTTTATAAATAATGGAGAAGACGAATGGATAATCAGAATAACGACCCATCTAGTCAAGTAGGGCAAGAAACGGTAACAGAAACAGTAACAGAGCAATCAGGTGTAGAATCACCTAGCTTAGTTGCAGAAACAACACAGCAACCAACAGCAGTTAGTTTTTTAGATGGTTTAGATGTATCATATAAGAACGACCCTGATATTAATAAGTTTAAGTCTACCGACGAGTTAGCAAAGGGATATAAAAACCTTTCTAAGACTCTAGGTAAGGATAAAGCAGTAATTCCAAGTGCAGATGATAAAGAGGGCTTAAAATCCTATCTATCTAAAATTGGATTACCAGAAACATCAGAGGGTTACAATTTAGAGACTAAAGCACATGAGGGTGTAGAGTTTAATGAGTTAGATGGATTTAAGAATTTAGCACACTCCGAGAACTTAACACAATCACAAGCCCAAGGTTTAATGGATTGGTATACGACTAATAAGATTGCAGAGTTTAACAATAGCAATGAAAAGATGTTAGAAGGTCAGGCAAGCAGTGCTAAGGCTCTAAGAGAAGAGTACGGACAGGCTTATGATGAGAAAATTAGTAGAGCACAAGGATTCTTTAAAGATAACTTTGCAGGAACATTTTCAGACCCAGAGGTTATGAAAGTAATTGGTTCTAATCCGTCATTTATAAAAGATTTAGTTAATCTAAATAATAAGTTTAGCGAGGGTTCTTTTGGTGGAGTTCAGAAAGCAAATACACTTACACCAGCAGAGGCTAAGGCTGAAAGACAAACATTAATGCAATCAGATGCTTACATGAATTCAAGAAACCCAGCTCATAAGGCTACGGTTGAGAAAGCTAGAGGAATGATTACACTAATGCAGGGATAACTATTAATTTAGCCCCTATAATAAGACAAGACCATGCCCCGTAAGGACAAGCATAATAAAACAGTTATTAAAATATAAATTAAAAGAAAGATTAAGATTATGGTAAATACAGCTCCAGAAATCAATGTTGTTGAGTTTGGTGACAATATTATGATGCTAGCTCAACAAAAGGTGTCAAAACTTTTTGGTGAAACAATGATGGATACATCAGTAGTAGGTGATTCATTCACAGAAGAAAGAATCGGTAAATGGAATATGACAGACAAAGCTGGTGGCGTTATTGCAACTCCAGAAGGTGACCCTGGGTATTCAAGAAGAATGGCATTTATGAACACTAAACATGATGCTAGACAATGTGCAAGAGAAGAAGATTTAAGAACTAAGGTTTCTATTTCATCTCCTTGGACTAAAAATGCAGGTGGTGCTATCGGTAGAGAAATCGATACAGTTATTATTACAGCCGGTTTAGGTGATGCAGGCTCAGGCAAGAATGGTTTGACTCCAGTTGCACTTCCAGCAGGACAAAAACTAGCTACAGTAACAGGTGAAACTCTTACAACTGATTTTGTTATTAGTGTTAAAACTAAGTTTGATAATGCTGATATTGATGCGAATGGTAGAAAAGTTGCAATTAATCCAACAGATTTAAATGCAATGCTATTAGACCCAGATATTAAAACTATTGATTCAAACACTATTAAAGCACTTGTTGCAGGTACTTTTGATACATGGATGGGATTCAAGTGGATTTCAACTACTCAAATTACAGCAGGTACAGTAATGTTCTTCCACGAAGATGCTATTAAGTTCGGTATGAATGAGGCTCCTTTTGTTAAAGAAGACATTTTAGTAGACCAGTCATATGCTCAACAAATCTATTATGAATTAGATTCAGGTGCAGTTAGACTAGAAGAAGAAGGTGTTGTTGAAGTAACAATCACACCGTAATAAATAATATATAAGGATACAGAATTTATGGGAAAAGTTGGCATTTATAATTTAGGTTTTATTTTATTAGGGCTAGACCCTGTGAGTTCTGTCGACGAGGATAATATCCAAGTCAAAACTTTCAATGGGATATATGATATTGTACTAAACACACTATTAACAGAAGAGCCATGGAATTTCTCGCTTAAACGAGTGAGATTACCACAAGTGGAAAATATAGATTTATTAGACTGTGAATATACATATCAATATCCTAGCTATTGTTTACAAGTAGTAGACTCAAGCACAGACATAGAAATAGTAGGCGATAAGGTTTGCTCGAATGAACAAGGTTTAAAAATAACATACATACATGAACCAAGTAATTTAGCATTATACCCAGTAGGGTTCTTAAACTGTCTTTCGTATAATCTAGCATTAACAGCTTGCTACAAATTAACACAATCAAATTCAAGAGAGACTAACTTATATGGTAAATATAAAGAAGTATTAGCTAAGGCTAAAAGTCTGGACTCTCAACAGCAAACAATAGAATTAGAACCAATGAATATAACAAGCTAAGGAGCATATAATGAGAATACAAAGTACAATAAACAGCTTTACAGCAGGTATGCTAACTCCATGGTTAAAGAAACGACAAGACTTAGATGTATATAACAAAGGTGCATTAAACATAACAAACCTACTAGGTCGACCTTTTGGTGGTGTTATAAGACGGTCAGGATTCTTACATTTAAACGAAACAAAAACAACAGGAATAACAAGGCTAATGCCTTTTGTATATTCTATCACTTCATCTTATGTAGTTGAATTAGGTGCTGGATACTTTAGATTTTATAAAGACGGTGTAAAGATAGATTACGAATTAGCTAATGATTACACAGAGGCACAAGTAGAATCTATTCACTTTGCACAATCAAATGATGTTATCTTTATAACAGATGGCGACCACGAACCTCAAAAACTATCAAGAGTTAGTGACTTAGAATGGACTTTAGAGCCACTTGATTTTATAGCTGGTCCTTTCTTAACTGAAAATGTATCAGATGTAACAATAGACCCATCGGGGACAACTGGTTCAATTACCTTAGTTGCAAGTGATGATTTATTCGAGGTAGGTCATGTTGGTTCATTATGGAGCATAGGTAATGCTTTAGTAGTTGATGAGGAAGTAATACAAGGATATGTTAAAATAACAGCCTTTACAGATGCAACTCATGTAGATGCAGAAGTAATAAGAGATTTAAAAGATGCTACAGCTACAGATATATGGGCTGAGGGTGGTTGGTCTGATGTTAGAGGTTATCCAAAGACTATCGTGTTTAATGATAGAAGACTTATTTTAGGTAATACAAACACAGAGGCTCAATCATGGTGGGGTAGTGAGCCACTAGTTTATAATAACTTCGACCCTGAAAAGGCATTGCAATGTGAATTGTCATCAGATACATATAACTCTATAACTGGTTTAGCTAGTACTAAAGATTTAACAGCTATAACATACGGTGCACCTTTTGCTATCTCAAGTGGTTCAAGTACTACAGCATTAACAAGAGATAATCTAATGCAACGACAGCAGGGTTCAGTAGGTGGAGAGTTTATTCAACCTATTGTTATTGGTTCATTAATTTACTTTATCCAACGAGGTGGTAAAAAACTAATCCAGTTTGGTTATTCTTTCGAGAAAGACTCATATAATCCAGTTAATATTAGCTTGATGAGCGAAAACCTTTTAGAGGTTGGCGTAAAGTCTATGGTTCTACAGAAGAATGAGGATAATGTTTTGTGGATGGTTATGAATGACGGTAAAATGGTAACATTGACACTTGAAAGCGACCAGCAAGTTAAATCCTTTGCAATTCAAGAAACAAAAGGAACATATCAAAGTGTTGCATCAATACCGAATAACGACCAGTTCTGGGACGATATCTATTCTATAGTTAAAAGGACTACAGACGGTGTTGAAAAGCAATATGTAGAGCTTATGACAAAGCCTAGGGGTGCAACTCTAATAGAGGGAAACTATTTGGATAGTTCAGTAGTATATAACGGCTATAGAACATCAGAGCTTGTTATAACAAATAGTATTGCAACTTCTTTAGTTGATGTATTCACAGCTGATAATGATAAAATCAAAATAGATAATACAGTTTATAAGATTAAAACATTTACAAGTGCAACAGAAGTAGAGCTTGAAGAGGCTGGAGTAAATATAACTACTAGCGACTGGAAAGTATCTAAGATATTCTTTGACGGCTTAGAGCATTTAGAGAAAATGTCAGTTGGTATTTTAAGAGATGGTTCAGTAGAGCCTGAAATAGAAGTGGATAGTGGCTCGATAACATTGTTAAAGAGTGGTTACTATGTTATAATAGGACTAGGTTATAAAAGTACTTTAGAAACATTCCCAATTGAGGGTGGAAACAGAAGTGGTTCAAGCCAAGATAGTTTAAAAAGAATACCTAGCATGACATTAAATGTAATTGATACAATGGGTATAAAAGCAAATGGAACAGAGCCAGTATTTTTAAGAAGTTACAAGGTAAAAATGGGTAGTCCTAACGAATTATTCACTGGAGATGCTAGAGTTGAATTGCCATCTAACTTTGAAACAGAGGTTACTTTAGAAATAACTCAAGAGTCGCCTTTACCAATGGGAATATTGGCAATAACATTTAGTTTAAACACACAGGAGATATAATCATGGCAGCAGGAATGGCTTTAGTAGGTCTTAAAACAGCAGGAGCTATCTTTCAAGGGGTACAGCAAGCAAAACAATTTAATCAAGATGCTGTAACTTATGAAGAGCAGGCAGTACTTGCACAAACTCAAGGCAGTATTTCATTATTTAAAAAGAAAATGGACATTAAGAGGTACGAAAGACAAGCCGATGCACAAGTCGGAATGAATTCAAGTTCACTTAGTGGTAGTTACTTGCAGAATGTTAATGAGTCTTTTATGAATGCAGAGCTAGATTTAAGTGTAACTAAATATAATGCAGATTTAAAGTCAGCTAATTATTTAACACAAGCATCTAATGCAAGAAGTGCATCTAAAATGGCAATAATAAACGGATTACTAGGAGCTGGTGGAGCTGTGCTTAGTGGTGTAGACGGAGGAGAATTATAATGGAGTTTCCAAAATACAATCAAGCATCTAATATTAGTACTGATAAAGCAAGGGTTATAAATCAAACAGTAGATTTAAGCCCAGTTACTAATGAATTATCAAGAATTGCTAACGAATGGGATAGTGCTAAGAATGTAAGTGAAGTAAATATTGCTTATAATGATATTGAGCAAGGTCAAGCTGATATACTTGAAAGAGCTAGTTTTGAAAAAGACCCAGCAAAAGAAGAGATGTATATTTCAGAAATGGAAAAGCTAAGAGAAACTAATATTACTAATAAGGCTAGCAAGGCACAATTTCAAAGAACAGCTGATAATAGAACCAATCAGGGTAATATCCAGTTAAAAGGTATGTTTAGAAATAAGCTTATTGAAAACCAACAAGGTGAAGTTGTAAGAAGTGAAAGACTGCAAAAAGAGTCTTACTTATTGGGCAATGGTAATGCTAAGAATGATTATACAGCTATTCTAAAGCAAAACCTTGATAGTGGGTTTATTGGTAAAGATGTTTATGATAAAGCTATTACTGATACTGATACATGGGAATACGACAGAGCTTTAAATGATACTGCTACAATCGGGGCAGATTATGTTTTAGCTAATATTGATACTTATGAGTTAGACGATAGAGAGAAAGCAGATGTAATTAAGGACGGTAACGCTATTATGAAGACCTTTGAGTCACTTTCAGAGACTATGGCAGGCAGTAAGGGCGCAGTAATGAAAGAGGCAACTAGAAGAGAGAATACAAAGATAGATTTATCAGAGCAATTTGGTATATTTAGTTTTGGTTCTACTACTAAAGATGGCTCTACTACATTTAAGGTAAAAAACCCTAAGTTAAATAACATTGAAAGTGTTGTTGCATTTAGAACTGAGTTAAAGAATAACAAAGATTCATTTACTAATCCAAAGACTGGCAAGGTTGATTCAACATTCTTAAAATACAATACAGACTCTAAAAAGTCATTATATGATATGGCTAGGAATAAGTATGGCGCACAAGATAAGTCAGTAGATTCTTTTTGGGCTTGGTCTGATGATGAGTATAATAGAGTAGGTAATAATGTTTTAGCTAATATTGATTTCAGAGTTGATAAAGATGACAACGAAAGCATAGATTTTAAAGCTGATTTATATGAAGATACAATTGTTGCAATTACTCAAGCAGGTGTTAGCCTTGATAGTGAGAACACAAACGATGTTAAACGAGCACAAACTATAGCTAATGATGTATATCTAACTAGATTAAAGAATAGATTCAATGGGCTTGGTAACTTATCAGATGAGGTTTTGCTAAAGACTGGAACATATAAGAATTTGGAATTAGAACGAAAAAGAGC